CAGACAGGGTATCAATTGATAAACCTATTAATGCAACAATAGATACACCGGCAAGTTCAACATATGGATTCTATATAGATGGTGACGGGGTTCCACCAAACGGATATCCAATGGGGGCTGGAACATCATTTCCAAGTTCAAATGTTAATAGCGGTGATTATTTTTTGAGGTATGACTTTTTACCAAATAGATTATTCCGTTATGATGGAGTTAGATGGGTTAAAGTAGAAGATAAAATAAGATTAACTACAACAAATGATAATACAAGAGCAAATTGGAAGACTAAATTTGTTAATACGTCAGGTACAACTACAATAAATGGATTAACTGTAGAACAAAGACAATCATTATCAGATGCATTAAAACCAAAGGCTGACAATTAATGTTACATTTTTATGAAGGACAAATTAGAAAGTTTATAACTCAATTTATAAGAATATTGAGTAACTTTTCGATTGAATTAGGAAAAGGTAAAGATGGTACAGTTGACTTAAAACAAGTACCTGTAATATATGGTGACATGACTAGGCAAGTTGCTAATATTCTTAAACAAAATTCAGAAAACTTTTTACAATCGGCACCAAGAATTGCCGCTTATATTACTGGTTTAGAATATGATAGAGAAAGAATGCAAAATCCTTATCATATAGAAAAACAGCATTTAAAAGAAAGACAGTATGACGAGACTACTAAAAAGTATACAGATAAATTAGGAGCAGGATATACAATTGAAAAAGTAATGCCGTCGCCTTTTCGTTTAATTGTAAATGCAGATATTTTTACAACTAATACAGACATGAAATTGCAAATAATGGAACAAATTTTATATTTGTTTAATCCTGACTTTGAAATACAAAAAACAGACAACTATATTGATTGGACAAGTTTAAGTTATATTGAATTAACTAATACAACGTTCTCATCAAGAACAATACCCATTGGAGCAGATTCTGAAATAGATGTTGCAACAATGTCTTTTACTATGCCAATATGGTTATCACCACCTGTTAAAGTATCAAAATTAGGTGTAATACAAAAAATTATTATGAGTATATACGATGATGATGGCGGAATGAATAAAGGTTTAATTGATGGTACTTTACTTTCAAGAAGTTATATTACTCCACAACAATATCATGTATTGTTAACTGGAAACCAATTAAGATTGCTAGGTACAACAGGAACAAATAAAAAAACAGGTGGAGCAGGATATCACACTGGTGCGGATAGTGCCACTGCAATGGATCCATTTGAAACATATGGTCCACCATTAAATTGGCATACTTTATTAAATCAATATGGTAAAATAATAAGTGGAACATCTCAAATAAAATTAGAACAAAGTAATGGACATGAAGTTATTGGAACAATAGCAATATCATCATTAGATGATTCAATTTTACTTTTTAATATTGACAACGAAACAATACCTGCGAATACATCAGCAATACCTACAGTTAATAAAATTGTACATCCTCTTACATTTGATCCGGGTAGTTCTATTGCAAATAATACAAGATATTTGTTAATAGATACATTAGGTGATTCAACTACTGCATGGGGCGATATTAATGCAGGTGTAAATGATATTATTCAATATAGTACAAGTACTAGTAAATGGACAGTAGTTTTTGACGCATCAAATCCAGACTCTACACAATGGTATGTTACTAATTTACATACTGGAATTCAATATAAATGGAATGGATTGGAATGGCTAAAATCTTATGAAGGTGTATATATTGCTGGTAAATGGACTATGGTTTTAGATGGAGGAAGTTCTCAATATAATTCATCTACCGATACACAAAATCCTTGATTGTAGAAAATAAACTTGTTATAATATAATATGTCAAATGATATAGTTTGTTCAGGTGCATTATTTTATGCAACTCGTACAAAGAGATTTCTATTTTTACAAAGAACAACCGATAAAACCATAGGCTTATGGGGGTTAGTTGGTGGAATGTCTAAATATCATGAATCTGTATTTGAGGGTTTGAAAAGAGAAATTTTAGAAGAAATAGGACAGTTACCTATTTTTAAAAAAGTAATTCCTTTAGAATTGTTTACATCAAATGATCAAAAATTTTCTTTTAATACATATTGTTTATGTGTAGAAAATGAATTTATACCTAAATTAAATTCAGAACATTCAGGATATTGTTGGACTGCGTTTGAGTGTTGGCCAAAAAGTTTACACGCAGGTTTAAAAAATACTCTTAATAACAAATCTATTAAAGGTAAACTACAAACTATTTTAGATTTAATTGTTTAACCAGCACTAATTTTTACAGCACCGTTATCATTCCAAAGTTGTCCAGTATTACTTGGATCACTTGTAGGCAAGTCTGCCGCCATTACTTTGCCTGATTCATTTAACATTACTTCACCACTTTGATCAGGAAAACTTATTTGTCTTTTTGCTGTGGCACTACCAGTTACAAAAGTTTTTTTATATCCATCACTTTGGAATATTAATGGTTTATCAATGAATAATAAGACACCATCATTTTGAACTATTAAAACTGGTTTATGTTGTCCGCCTGTTCTTACTGTAAATTGTAGTTTAGATTGGTCCTCGCCGGCATCTGTTTTTCTTATAGTTGCATCAATACTTGCATAACGTAATGTAGTACCATTAGAATCTTGTCCTTTAAATTGTATTTTTCCTAGTATATCTGATTTTGCAGGATTGGCCGACACCCTCCACAAGGTCATAAGAGGTCCACTTGCAGAATTGTCGTTAGTAGTTTTTAGAGTTAATGCATCTGTATTTGTTGATGTGTTAGTTATTTGAACTCTTCTAAATATTTGCTTTTGGTGAAAGTCAGCGTCTTTATCTGTTACTGTTTTACCGTCAGCATCTGCATCTTCAACTTTTAATAGACTATATGTTTTTGGCATTATTCTTCCTTAATGTATTTTTTACCTGTTAATTTTTCAATATCTCTAACCATTTCTTCCATATTAACTCTTACAACTTTACCTGTGTTAACGTTTCTAGAGAAATATTCCCATTCACCTTGTTTATTGTGCGGTGAAAGTTTTGTAACGTTACCTGCTTCATCTCTTACATATACTTCAGCACTTGCTGAGTCGTCTTTAGAATATATGTGAGCGGCGCTAGTTTCTCCTGATGGGTCAGAACCTAGTACTGCCATACCAACTGCACTTGAATATGTTTTTGAACCCGAAATTGTTTGTGTACCAGTTACTAAAACTGTATTTGTTACATCTGTTTCTGCAGTTCTTTTTAAGTTAATTCTATAAGCATTAACAGTAGTTGATCCACCACTTGATGATGCCGCCTTAATTGAAATAGTATCACCTGATATGGTTGCTGTAAATGATAATTGATCTGTATCTTCTGTTGATATTGTAGGACCTGTTGTTAAGTATGCATCAGTTCCGTCTGTTGCAACTGACAATTCTACCATACTTGAATCACCATTTGCTATTGTAGAAGTAACATAATAAAATGCACCGTGTACTGCATTTACGTCAAATGTATCAATTTCTGTTGCAGTTGATGATATTGTTGTTGCTGATATAATTGAAACATTGTCACCTGTAAAAGTTGTTTCTGAATCACTTAATAAAATTCTATGTAATTTAACATTTAAATTTGCTCTAGATCCTGCTCCTCTTAAACGTACATTTCCACCACTAATATCTGCTGTAAGTGTTATAAGAGCAGTTGAGCCTGTTTTAACTGAGTTATATGTTGTAATATATGCATCAGTACCATTATGTACAACCATACATTCAATAGTTTCAAGTTCATCTTCACCTTCATCATTAACTGATATCAAGTATTTTGCTCCTCGATATGATGTGTGTGCCCATGTATCTAAATTTTCAACAGTAGAATCAAGGTCTGCATTAATAATAATTGCTGTGTTACCACTAGTTGCCGCTGAACTATTGTCACCTAATGACAATTTATATGCTGAAATACTGTTTGAAATTGTGGCACCTGTTGCTCGTAGTCTCATAGAGCCACCAGATACTGATCCATCAAATGCTTGTCCTGTTTCTGCACCTGTTTTTGTTACACCCGATGTTGATGCATATCCAGTTGTATTGTTATGAACCATTAATACTTTTTGTGTTGCTACCTGGTCGTTCATTTCATCTCTAGATACAACATAATATAATACTGAATCAGCGGCCGATATAGCAAAAGATTCAACCGTTTTTTCTGTTGTACCTATACTTTTTTTAGTAATAATAGTTGCTGTACTATCATCTGTAACTAGATTAATTGAACCACCACTTGTAGATAACGGAGCAGAAAATACAAATCCTGTTGATGTTGATTGAATTGTTTGAGTACCAACATAAATTGTACCTGATGATGAATAAATGTCTTTAAATCTTTTTACTGATGTACCTAAGTCAACAGTATTATCAATAGCAGGTATAATAGAACCGGATATTTCTAAATTTCCACTACTATCACCTTTAAGCCAAGTTGTAGTATTTGTTCCATCATAACCAGTAATCATTAACTGTCTATCACCAGTGGCTGACGCGGCATCAACAGTTCCAATAATTACATTTCCATCACCACTTGTGATATTATCTCCAGACCGATAACCCAATCCTATATTATAATTTCCAGAATTAACTGCTTTTAAACCATCAAAACCCATAGTAGTATTATAATGTCCACTTGAATTCCAATATAAAGAGTTACTACCTACACCAACATTTCTATTGCCTGATACATTAGTTCTTACAGAATTATAACCTATCGCTACATTACTCTCTCCATCTAATAGTAATTTTGAAGCATTCATACCTACCGCGGTATTATGGTAGCCTGTTGTATTCGTTGTTAAAGATCCATGACCTACTGCTACATTATTATCTCCAGTTGTCAATGCATCTAAAGCCGTAAGACCAACTGCTGTATTTTTTTCTGCACTACTTAAAGTTCCTGTTGTTGCATGACCAACTAATAAACTTCCTGTAAAATTTGTTCCCTCTGATTTACCTATGATTATATCTGTATTATTTGATGTTATTTTTCCTGTACCTGCTGTGTTTAATTGTAAATTAGAATTTGATATAGTGGTTGTTATTGTGTTATCACTAATATTAATATTTTTAAATTGTGCATTACCAATTATTGTAAGGTCACCAGAAGAACTTAATGACATTGTTTCTGTTGCTGTTCCAGAAGAAGCAGTTTTAAAACTTAATTTTGTTGCATTATTGTCTGCCGCAAAAGTGCCTTCAGATACTGCTTCAATACCAGCGGCAACTAAAATTGCGTCTGTTCCAGATGATTCACCTGGTGCTTGAAAGTCAATGATTCCTATTTTATCACCTACTGTAATTGATGTTTCTGCAGTTTGTAATGTAAGATAAATTGGTGTGCCAGCACCTGTTTCTCTTTGTTTTAATACAAGACCTTTATTATGAACATGAGTTAATCTAACATCAGAATCTACACCGTAATATGTACTTTTGTCGTCACCCTCAAGCCAAATATAATCTGCAACCATTAAATCATTACCGACGTTAACGTCATTATTAAAAGTGGCATCTCCAGCCTCTGACATATTCAACCATAGTGCTGTAATTGTTGAGCCTCCGTCATTACCTTTGAGTCTAATATCTCCGTCGCTTATTGAAGATTGAATAACAGCATCATCACTGCTTTTGCTAACTGACATATAATTTGTTGCTGAATCTAAAAAATTTACAGTACCACTTGTGTGTCGGCTGTCAACGTATGCTTTGATTGATTGTTGTGTTGCTAATTGAGTTGCTGAATCAGTACCCATAGCATCTTCATCTAAAATTGCTGAGCCACTAATACCTGTGTTTATTACAGGACTTGTTAATACAGGACTTGTTAAAGTTTTATTTGTAAATGTAGTTGTGCTAGTTGCAGTAACTGAATGTGCTTGTGCATCTACATATGCTTTGATTGATTGTTGTGTTGCTAATGCTGTGGCACTATTAGTACCCATAGCATCTTCATCTAAAATAGTTGTAACAGTTGTACTCCCAACTGTTAAATTAGTTGGTGTTACTGTGGTTGCTGTTATTGTTCCGTTTACTTGTAATGCTGTTGATGGTTCAGAAGTTCCTATACCTACACGAGAATTCGTGACGTCAAGATAAAGTAGGTTTGTTTCAAATGCCAGATCAACACCACTTCTAGTCAAATTTGACTTTAGTACTGATCCAGATATACGGCCTATAGCCATATCTAGGTCTCCTTTAATATGTTAGTAAGCAATTTGCTTACACAGTCTCCTTTACATTGCCGACTGACAGCAGTATACGTATTTATACGCCATAAAAAAAAGGGCGACCCGAAGGACGCCCTTTTAAATGTTTTGTGTTGATTATTAGTTGTTAGTTCTTACAACTGCATTAACCAAACCAATTCCGTCTTCAGTTTTAGCCTCAAGTGCTCTACCGATTACGTGGAATGGATTAATGTTATCAGATCCAGATACCGCTCTTGCAGTACCTTTTACTGGAGAACTTACTAATCTATCACCTTTGTTTACAAGACCAGATACTCTTACTGGAGTTCTACCTGTCATTGCAACAAATGGATGTGATTCACTGTTACCTGCTAATGCATTCATGGCATAAGCCGGTCGTGTAGAAATTACACCAAAGACTGTATCAGACATTTCTGAATTTACTTCAGTAATTTCTGCTGATCCGCCTAATGTAATAACTGCACCTTCTGACATAGGAGCGTCTGCTTCGAAACGCTCACCAACGTCCGCGTATGCCGCCGATGTTGCTTGTGCGTGTACTACATTTGCTCTAATGTCCACTAAATCTTTATTAGATAAGTTGTCGTCTGATCTGTATGCTGTCCAGGCTCCACCTGCATTACCGAAAGTAGTTGTACCGTCGTCTGCAAATCCTTCGTCCCAAACCCAGAAAAGGTCTTCTTCAGTTGAGGCACCTGTTGCACCTCTATTTGCTTTTATTCCTGAATAAGTTGGCATACCTGATGCCGCTGATACATTTCTGTTTATTTCGATCATATTATCTTCAACTGATAATGTTGCAGTATTAACGATAGTTTCTGTACCGTCAACTGTTAAGTTACCTGTGATTCTAACGTGACCTGCCGTAGCAATAAGTTGATCTGTTCCACCAATATCTAGTGTACAACTCGTTCCACTTACTGTTACATTGTTTGATCCAGAAATTATACTAGCCTTTGCTGTTAATTGATCATCGATGTATTTTTTATTAGCCAATTTAGCGTCGGCGTTCGGAGCAGATGTGTTGTCAAGAGTTAAACTTGCAACACCAGTTAATGCATTATTTGATGCACTAATTGATACGTCTCCAACGTCTAAACCATTATTGACTCTAAAGTTTCTTGCTGTCATGGTTCCATGTCTCCCACATGATTGTTTATTAAAAATTTAACAAATCTTTTTTGTTAAACTGTTAAACATAATTGTTTAACACTAATATTTACCAAAAATTAAATGAATTTGTGTTGTACTATTAAAAAGTCATTAAAAAAGGCCCTATATTTCTACAGGGCCTTTCTAATCTTGTATTATGCTATTATACTGCTTGTAAAGAATATTGTACTAAGGCTGTTTGTGCGCCTCCAGTACTCAATGCTTTAACTTCAACTGTTCCTGAATTGTAGTTGAAAGTTATTGTTGCCAAGTCAGTAGAACCAGTGTTTGTTACACCATACGTTGAACCGAATGCAGTTGTACCATTATGTACAACTAGTGCTTTCGATACTGCATATTCAGTATTTCCTGCATCGCTCAATGTAATAAAACATTCCATTGATCTGTATGAAGTTGCATTAAATGATGCAATTACAGTTGCAGTTGACGTAAATGATACTGAAGAAGTTTGAGTTCTTGCAACACCACTTGTCGCTAACGCCGTGTTATCAAATCCAGTCAATGCAAATATTCTAGCACCACTATGTGGAGCAGAAGTAAATGTAATGTTTGTACTTGATACTGTGTAGTTTTCTGTTGGTTCTTGCATTACGTTATCAATGTAAACTAGGACGTTGTTTACTGTCTCTGGCGCTGAGCCAAAGAAACTAGCAAAAACTGTAGATGAACCGTCACCAGTTGCACTAACTTTTGAGATAGATGGTACGTCGCCTGCCATTGCTAATTCAATGTAAGTTGAACCGTCATTACACGCCTCATACTTCGCTGTTTGCGTATTGAATCTAAGCATACCAGTTGCCGCTGTAGGTCTTTGTGCTGTATTTCCTTGCGGAAGTTTAAATGCGTCGGTTGAACCGCCTGCATCTAAAACAAAACTTGGACCTGAAGTTGCAATACCTACTCTATCATTACCGCCATCGACGAATAATGCGTGAGTATTACCATTTGATTCTACTCTAAAGTCAACATCTGCTGACCCTTCGTTGAACACTACTGCTGAACTTGCCGCAGTTGTAATTGTTAAATTACCTGTTGCGTTTGTTATTGCAGAGTTTGAGCCATCATGTTGTAACGTTAAATCGTCACTAGCACCAACTGATAAGTTGACGCTGTCTGCCGCGACTTTTAATGTACTTGATGTTTGTGCTGTTGTGAATACAGCAGTTGAAGCCGAAGCGGCCCCAATTGTTGTTCCATCAATTGCACCGCCATTAATGTCTGCTGTTGTTATTGTACCTGTTGTAAAAGTACCAGCCGCCGCCGAGTTAGCACCAATTATTGCGCCATCGACTGCTCCACCATTAATGTCTGCAGTTGTTATTGTACCTGTTGTAAAAGTACCAGCCGCTGGTGTTGTACCACCAACTACGCCATCAAATGTTCCACCGTTAATATCTGCAGTTGTTAAAACAGAACTAGCAATAGTCATAACTCCTGTTGAGTTTGCTATTGTAGCCGATGCTGTTCCATCTCCTGCTTTTATTGCCGGGGTGTCTACTGATGTTCCACCAGTAATTACGCCTGCTTTAAAGCCTGCATAAGAATCTAGTGTAATGTTACCCGCTGTTGTTCCATCTTCACCGCCAGTTACAGCACAGACGAATTCGTCTGCTGATTCATCCCATAAGAATGATACGTTAGATAAAGATCCTCTGTTCATGAATAAACCCTGGTCAAAGGCATTCGCCGCTCCACCTGAGTTATTCTTCGCTAATTGAATTAGCGGATCTTCAACTGTTAACGTTGCACTGTCAATTGTTGTAGTTGTTCCATTAACCGTTAAGTTACCACCGATTGTAGTAGCACCTGTTGAGGATAATGTTGTAAATGATCCGTCTGCTGGAGTTGTTCCGCCTACGATACCATCAAATGTTCCTGCGTTGATGTCTGCAGTTGTCGCCACTAGTGCAGTTGTCGTAACAGCCGCTGGAGTTGTACCTCCAACAATACCATCAAATGTTCCTGCATTGATGTCTGCTGTTGTTGCCACTAGTGCAGTTGTTGTAACTGCCGCTGGTGTTGTTCCACCTACGATACCATCAAATGTTCCTGCGTTGATATCTGCTGTTGTTGCCACTAATGCACTTGTAGTAACTGCCGCCGCTGAATTGGCTCCAATTATTGTGCCATCAATTGCACCTGCGTCGATGTCAACTTTTGAAATGTCAACTTCGCCTGAACCGTGTGGTGTAAGTGCGATGTTACCATTTGATACAGAAACTATTGTCTGTCCGTTTACGTCTAATGAACCACCTAATTGAGGTGATGTATCTTCAACTATGTTGTCAATACCTTCCCCTACAGTAGATGCCCATGCTCCACCGGAATAACCTTCCATTTGACCCGTTGTCGTGTTGTATCTCATATCACCGTTTGCTGGTGAACCTGGTCTTTGTGCAGTTGTTCCTGATGGTAATCTTAAGGCGTCAGTTGCTGACACGTGAAGAGTAGTGGCTGGACTTGCTGTTCCTACACCCACTCTAGAATTCGTGACATCTAACGCTAATAAATTGGTTTCAAATGCTAAATCTGTGCCAGACCGTTGTAGGTTGGCTTTTAACATCTGTCCTGATATACGTCCTATTGCCATGTTATTTTCTCCTTAAACTTTCGAAAGTTAAATTTTAACTATTTGTATTATGTAACATATTTATTATAACCGATGAAAAACCTTTGCTTAAATACCAATAAGACATGAAATATACGCATATATCGATTACTGGCAATGTGTTTGTTGAATACGACACTAGACAATGCAGTAAACTAGGTGATCTAATAGTTACTGGTTTGACCAATAAATCTGCTGGCTGTCGATATGCTGTATCAAATAATGAGTTTGAACTACAAAATATGATAAATTCTGTGAATTTAAAGAATACACCATTAATTACATCAATAAAATTATATAAAAAGTATATGTTCTTTGATAATGTTGATTATGTACCTAGTTTTCCTGATAGTTCTGCTTTAAATGTTAACGAAGAAAATTGTTCATCTCAATTATTATCTTTATTACTCGCTTGTTGGTGTGAATATAACAAAGTATTTGTGTTTGGATATGATATTGAAGACTTAAACGAGAGAGATTTTTTAATGAGAGTTGTTGAAAGTAATCCAACAACGGAGTTTTTTTATGTAAGAAAACCAAATATTACTAAAATTAAAATTTTTGATAGCATTAAAAATTTAAATGTAATGGATTATAAAGAATTTACAAGTTATGCCAAAAAAACAAAGTAAAGAACATTTTTACAAATACACAATAACATTAAAGTGGCCGCAGGTTGCTCGTAATAGATCTATTGAGACATTAAAAGAAAGACCTGATATTGTGCAGGATATGAATCACTTTATGCAAAAAATAGAAAATGTTTGTAAGTTAATTTTAAAAAAAGAATATAAAATTGATACAAAACATAATGTAGAAGGTGTAAAAATACAATTTACTTCAGGTCAAGACTTGTATGAGTTTATAATAAGACAACCTGAGTTTGAATGGGAAATTGTTCCACACGTTGGTACAGTAAACTCTCTTACTGGTGAATTTAAAAATTTTGATTTAGTTTATCAACCTACTGGATTTAATATTGTTTAGGTTTGTGCGTCAGCAAAACCAGACATAACAATTATTCTTGCTCCTAAATGTGGAGCCTCACTTATTGTAATTGAAGATGTTGACCCGTCAGTAGTATAATTTTCAGTTGGTTCCTGCATAACACCATCTATATAGACAATTAAATTTTTAGAATCAGTTGCAACGTGAGGAGATATAAACACTTGTGATGATCCATCCCCTGTGAAAACGTCTTTAGTAATTTCTTGAGAAGTATGTTCTGTTCTTAACTGTGACCAACTTGATCCATCTTCTGATCCTTCAAATTTTCCAAGTGTAGAATTAAATCTTAAAATACCTTCTTGTGGTGTAGGTCTTTCAGCAGTAGTACCTTTTGGAAGTGTTAGTTGTCCAGTACCCGCAAAAATATAATTTCCTGTTCCTGAATTATCAAATGTTAGGTCTGCGTTTGATGGTGCAGAGATTGTTGATCCTATAATTGTCAAGTCACCTACTGAACCGCCCCCAACATTTTGTAAACCTATATCACCTGTGTATCGTCCTCCGGATATGTAAACTGATTTACCTGAAAAGTTAACCCCATTGGGTAAGTTTGTACCAATAAAATGTACTACACCAGATTGATAGTCAAAGAAATACTCATCATTGTTACCTGAACCAGCGGCAAATACTCTGGTTCCACCTGAAGCGGCATTGCCACCATCACTTGATGTGTGAACATAAACTTTTACTCCATATGTTGCACCAAACTCTGGTGGTATCCAATCAGTTAATCCTGTTTTCCAGGTTCTATTTGCTGTTGATGTATTATCATTTGTTGTTTCTTGCGGTGCAGTTGTTGGATATATTGTCATTACTCCTGTTGTTGATGCTGGCATTGTTCCAGTAACTGTTGATGCTTCGTTCCAAGTTCTGTCACCTCTTAATAATAATGGTGATGCAATGGCTTCATTAGGTGCACCTTTGTTGGCATTGGTATCTGTTTTAGTTGCACCATAGCCAATTTTCTTCCAAAGATAATCTATTTTTTTTGCGTCAGATATAGCCATCTTATACTGTTCCTACTGATAGTGCTGTAACACTATCTCCTGAATTTAATTTAATTCTAACTAAACAAACGTTGCCTGTTGAGTTAGACATACTTGCTGTTCCAAATGTAAAGTCAAATTTTTCTGATGAATAACCTGTACCATCTATAACTCTATCTCCACCCGTAGATGCTATTCCATCAGACCCATTACCGCCTGCACCTGATCCTGGTTGTCCAGAACCATTGTATTGTGTTGAACAATCCAACCAACCGTTTAATCCTGATGATGTATCTGTTCCCTCACCAGGTAATGCCAACCACATACCAGATACTGTACCTGTCATTGTAATTGAAAGTTGTGATACTGTTGCTCTTCTAAATGCAAAAGTATAATATTGTGAACCTGATCTACCTGTGTTAAGGTCCGGACTTGCTGGTAGATAACCAGACGAATAATCAATAACGTTGTGAGTTATACTTCCAAATCTTGTTATTGCTTCTCTTGTTCCTGCCACAGTTTTATTTCCTGTGAATAAATTATTTGTATAAAAATTAGTTGCACCTGTATAAGATGGTGTATCTGTTGTATCACTTGCAAAATTATAGATACGTAAAGCGTCATCATCGAATGTTGCCCCTAATGAATCAGAAACAGTAATACCGCCTTGTTCATTGTTTAATCCAGTTGGTGTTGCTGTCCATAATTGAATTTTAGTTGCTGATGTACTATAACCGCTTGTTCCATTACAGTTGCTTGATCTTGCTTTGATTGTTTGTATTGAAGTTCTTGAACCTGTATATAAAGGTACTGTTGTTACACCTAAAGTATATGCTCCACCTACACCTGTATCAACTTTTGGAATACCTCCTGATAACATTGTAGATGCCCCGTCAACATTTGCATATGTAAAGTTTGTAGCATTAATAACATTTCCAGATCCTTCTGAAACTGTTGCAGGATCAACTTCATGAGGAGATGAAGTGTCTTTATATGCTTGTCCTGTAAAGTTTGCAACTGTTGTACCTGTAATTGTTACTGTTGGTGAACCTGAATTATAATACGGTATTCCTGAAATATATCTAAATGTTCCTGCTGTTCCTTGTGCAACTGTACCAATTGTTGTAGTTGGTGATGCTGTTACATCATCCCATACAACTGCAACATAATTTGTATTACCTGTTGCAGAATGTTCTAATCTTTGGTCATTTACTCCTGCCACGTAAGAAGTTAATGCTTGAGTAATTTTTGCAGTAAACACTTGATAAAAGTTTTGTGGATAAGAACTGCTAACTTCGTCATAATCTCTTTGATTTGTAATTACTAATGATGTAAATGTTCCATTTTCACCTTCAGTAGTTGAGAATACTTTATTTCCTTTATCAACGTTATTAATTTTTGCTGTTAATGTTCCTGATGCACCATTGTATGCATTTGAACAAGTATTAGTATCAATTGTACCAGAGGTATATCTTCTTGCTGAAGATGTTGTTAAACTATTTCCTGCACTTAAAGGATTTGAAGTTGAGTTATCTGTAAAGTTAGCACAAAGTTTAGGTGATGATCCTTGATAACTGTCACTTAAACTTAATGTTTTTGTACTTAAATTTGCCGGAGCCGCCGGTACAGATTTCATAGTCCAAATTATTGTTTCATCATCGTCTTGGAATAATGTATCTGGTGTACCTGATGCTCTAAATCTTGTTGTATATGAGGCTACACCCGTTCCTGTCCAATTTTTTCCTAATGTGGTACCAACTGTTCCTGCTGTTGATCCATCTTCAACTATTGATAATGTATCAGAAGAATCATCTTTAAAATCATAAAAATAATTTTCTGCGTGTTGTGATGTATTTGTAAAGGTTGTTAATGCTCTATTGGCACCTGTTAAATCTGTATGATCGTATAATGTATATTGATTGTCACCTGACCCTGTAGATACTTTATTTGCCGTGCCGGCAATATTTGCTCTAATGTCTGGTTCAACAATAATATTCATATTTGCTGTAAATGGTGATGTACTATGTTCAGTAACTAAACCTAATATTGTAGTAAATGTTCTAGTAGTTTTTGCGTTTTGTTGTCCACTTGTTAAATTAAATGTATTTGCAATAGTTCTTCCTGTGTCACCATTTGCATTGGAACCAACATTTACATTTGTAGTTCCAGCACCTTCACCAAAGTTCCATTGATAAACGTTGCTTGTAAATGTTGATTGAGCACCCGGATTTGTTGCTGTATTATTTGTAAATGTAACAGGAAATCCAGAAGTGCTTTCTTCATTAATTCCTCTAATTGTAGAATCTGTAACTGAATATGCAACTGTATGAACAGAATATACGTCAAAACTTTTATTTTGAATTGCAGGTATTACAGATGGATCTGCTGTTGTATGTGTTTGTAATCTTAATCTAATTGTATATCGTGTATCACCAGTTCCAGTTCCAATTGTAGAGCCATCATCGTTCGCACTATTATTATATGTGTGTGACAATCTTGAACCACTTACTCCGCCTGCCGCGGCGTCATTTGCAACTGTTGATTCGTTTGTGTCACCCCAGTCTACTTCGTAAGTTACACTAGCCATGCTAGTGTTAGTTGTTGTATTTTCAAGATACACTGTTGCTCCATTATTTACTTTTGTTATTGCTGAGCCTCCTGATGATGCCGCATATATAAAGAAATTTGGCACTGGTTGTGAAGTGTAAATTGTAACATAATTTGTTCTAAGTTTTGTTGCAAATGAGCCTGACGAATCAGTAGTGGCACCACTTGCATATGCTTTAACTGTAACATCAAATGGTGATCCAACGTTTGAACTATAGGTATGGGACGGCGTTGAATCCGTAGTAGCAGATGTTGTATTGCCGTCCCCCCAGGTAATGGTATATCTATCAGCACCGCCACCAACTGCCGTTATGGTTAAGGTTACAGTTAGTCCGGCCGATCCTGCTGTATTATCAGCAGTAAAATTGACAGATTTTACATAAGTTGAATTTCTTATGTTTTCCATTGTTTCGTTTAGATCATCTAACGCATCAGTTACTGAAGATGCATCACCTAAAGTTATAAGTGCACCATCACCAAAACTTGAATCTGTAGGAGTGCCAACGGTTACAGTTGTACCTGAAACTGAGCCGCCTGTGTTGGCATTAAAATATCTTAAAGTTACAAAATCATCATTAACGCCCGGATCTGCACCTGCCATTTTTGCAAATGCTGTATCAGTTATTGTTGAAGTTGTTGAGCCATCTGATGCTGTTGTAACTACTTTAAATTTGTCTGTTGTTTCATCCCAATATAATACAGCAGGATTTATTGCACCACCACGATTAATCATAATTCCTGATGACGTTGCTGTACTTGAGCCTGAATTTAGTGTAATAATATTGTCTTCAATAGTAAGATTGTTTGAATCTACTGTTGTTGTAGTGCCAGTTACGGTTAAATCTCCTGCGACTAAAACACTATCTTGAAAACGTGCTGTACCGTTTACATCTAACTTATATGCGCCTGGAGAGGTCGTACCTATTCCGATACGTGAATTACTTACATCTATATAGAGTAAGTTTGTTTCGAACGCAAGATCTACCCCTTGTCTAGTAAGGTTAGATTGTAATAGTTCACCTGGTATTCTCTGTATTGCCATAACTTACACATATTTATTTTTGTTCACTGGCTATAAACCACACTATAAATATCGATAATGTCATTAGAATCCAGTATATTGGTAATTGTCAAAGAACAAGTAGATAAGGCATACAAGCCGATGATTGACAAATTATCCAGTGAAAATTATAGTTTGAGCACTAGAATTGACTGGACAGAAAAAAAACTTAATGAAGCACTTGAAAAATTATCGACAAGAAACAATGATTTGTTTGATAATGAGGTTTCTGGTGATAAAATAGAAGGTGGAACAATAACAAGTTTTTCATCCACAGGAATACAAGATACTGCATCTAGTAAAAGAGTAACTATCACAGACGAAAAAGTAACTATTGAAAACGATATCTATGTAAAAGGAAAGATTAATTGTGATACATTATATTATCAAGGAGCAGTAGCAACAAACATTGATGCATCTAATTCTATAAGGATAGGTGGCAATGAAGTTTTATGGCAAGATAGGTTAGGAAATGCAGTAAAAAGTTCTAAATTAACCGAAGTAGGTGTTCTTAAAACTCTTAACGTTGCTGATATTTTAACTGTTGACGGTGGAAGAGTTGGAATAAATTCTTTACAGCCAGGTGGTGCATTAGGTGTTGCTAATCATGGACTAGAAGTTGTTATTGATGTTATAGGATCTACTCCTTTTGTTGGTACAAATACTTCTGATAAGTTTAGTATTGGAACTAATAGAGAACCGACACTTTTTGTATCACATGATAATAAAATTGGAATTAAAATAAAAAATCCAAAAGAAGATTTAGATGTAGCAGGAGCAATTAGATTTCAAGGACAAACTCATCAATATCTTACAGGTGCACCAACAGGTGGAAATCATGAAAGAGGAAATATTGTTTGGAATTCTGAAGCAGAATCTGGAAAGCCTTTAGGATGGGTATGTATTAAGGCAGGAGCGCCTGGAACTTGGCGTCAATTTGGAGATATTTCTTAAACTCTATCAAATTTGTGTAACACGGTTAAAACTTTATTTTCATCAGAACCTGTAACCGATACTGTTAATGTAGTTCCAGAAACAGAGTAAGTGCTATGTTTTTGAAATACACCTTCAATAAAAATTAAAATATTTCTTTCATGTTGTGGTGTAAGTGACATAGTGTAATTTGTAGTTGAACCATCTAATGTAAAAGTGTCAGAAGTAATAGCCGATACGCCATTAGTACCTCCTTGTAGTTGAACATATTCAACACCATTATAAAATTCAAGCATATTAAGAGTTGTGTTAAATCGTATTTCGCCTGGATTCGGATTGTCTGA